AGCAAGGTTGAATATCAAATCTTTCAGGAAGAATTGAATATTTAAAATCAATTTCTTTTTTTGCTTCTTCTTCAGAAGTGAAAGCTGAAAGAATAGTTTTATCAGCATTAGTTATGATATAAATAGTTCTAAAATTTTCAAACATTCTTTTCACCTGCAATTTTGCAAGGATAACCTAATTTCTTCAGTTCTTCCTTAATTTCAATGAATTTAGTGTTTTTTCCATACTTGTTAATTAATTCTTGTAGTTCAGTTAGTTTCATAAATTCTCCTCCTATTTTTGTTGGAGAAATATAGAAATATCTTGTAATATGATAACAATTGTGTTATAATTATTATCAATAAGGGAGGTAATTATTTTTAATTACTTCTTTGAAAAAAGAAAGAGTACTTTGGTCGGTGGCTCTTTTTTTTTATTTTCTTCATAACTTCAAATCATCTTTACACTCATCTAAAAACTTCTTAATTTTCTTACCCAGTAGATACCAAGTAATCAAATAAAGTATTAAATTAGTTAAAAAACAAATAGTTATCAAGAAACAAATAAGTAAAAAACTTTTAATCATTTCACTTCCTTATTTTAAATTTTCTCTATTCCTCCTAAAATTTTTTTAATTTTTATAAAATTTTTAATATTTTTTATAAAATAATTATTTTTATTTATAAAAATATATTTTATATCTTTGAGTTGAATTTTATAACTTATAAATTAATTTGTCAAGTAATATTTTTAATTTATAAATTAATTTTTATAATCTAAAATTGAAAAAATTAAATTTTTAAAGTATAATATTTAACATAGAAATATAAAAATTTTTAGGAGGTGTTATATGTATAAATCTAAACTAAGATATCTAATGGCTGATAAAAAAATTGATTCTATAAAAAATCTTGTAGAACTAACAGGAGTTAGTAGACCACCACTTGATAAACTTTATAAAGAAAAAGACTTAGAAACACTATCACTAGATGTTCTTGCTAGAATATGTAAATACTTCAACTGTAAAATTGAAGATTTAATTGAGTATATTCCAGATGAAAACCAAACCCAAGAATAGTTTAATCTTTCAGTAGTACAGTCCATAAGTTTTTGTGAACTTTGGGGAAAGTTACTTATGAACCATACTACTTAAAGATTAATTATTTTTTATTTAAATAAGGCTACTCATTTTAAAGGAGAGAAAATGGAAAAAATTAGTAGCAAATTTATAGAAGAAAAAGATATTGTAATTCCTAAACCTACATATTTAAGAACACTTATTAATATTAAAGAGTCTGAAAAAACAATTCTTAAAATAAAAAATTTTAGTGTTCATTCTGATTTTGATGAACAGTTTTTATCAAATATTGATGAGTTTTTTATTAATGAAAAAACACTATTTTCACTTAAAGTTCCTATTTCAAAAGTTTTAGAGAATGAACTTTTTGACTATTTCTACAATCTTCCTGATGAAGAAGGAAATAAAAAAACATATGATGATATAACTATCTACAGTAAATTCTTTTATTTTGATAAATTACAAAAAGAGTGTTATCTAAAATTTGATAATAATCATTTTGAAGTAATTCCAAGCAAGGACGAAGTAACCTTTAATTTTTTAATAGATAACTTAGACCTTGCTCAAAAATTACAAAAAGCAATTAATAGTAAAATATAGTTAAATTACATTTGAGTAGCTTTATTATTTTCAGCTAATTTTGCTTTTAAAATTTCTGGTTTTAAATTTTTTCTTAAATATTGGTAAGCTAAATTATCTAATACTTCTATATTTTCTTTTTCACTTCTCTCTAAAATTTCTTTAATTAAAGTATCAGTACTTACTTTTTTTAAATTGTAATAAATTTCTAAATGACATGACATACTAGGTCAACTCCTTTTTAATTAAAATGTTTTTAAGTTATTTAATTCTAACTATTCCTTTTTTTCTTTTGATTAAAAACTATCCATAATTGCCTTTACTGCACTAGCTGTAAGCATTTACACTTTATTAGTTAAATAGTGAAATTATATCATGATACATTCGTTGTAAATTTCCTGCTCTATAATGTAGATAAAGCACAATTAAACTCATTATTATTGTGATCCTACTTATCCAAATTGACTGAATGGCTGACCTTACAAGAGGGTCTTTCATATTTAATTTTTTTCTTCTTTTCATTTGAAACGCCTCCATATTTTTATAAATCACTAGAAAAAGCTAGTTTTATTTTAGATTTAAGAAAAAAGTAAAACTCCTAATTTTTTATCTTCTTTAAGCAATATATTTAGTTTTTGTTTTTTTCTTCTACTTCTTTTTGATTTTTCAATTCTTAAAATACGATTAATTTTTATTCCGCAAATTAGAAATTGTATTAATAACTTAGTTGACCTTAAACTTGGTGGATACTGACCATTTAAATTTCTCTTAATATCTTTTATATGGTATATATGATTTTTTATATAAGTATTTGCTATGATTTTTAATTTGTTTTCTGCTAAATTTCTCTTAATATTTTTTTTCATTTTCTATCTCCATTTGATATTTTTATAAAAAAGGTTTTTACTGTTTTTAATAATAAAGGAGTATATGTTATTTTTGGATTTATCCAAAATTTATAATCTATGTACTCCTTTAATTTTTCCCATTCATCTGGTGTAAGTTCTGATATACCTTTCAATAATTTTTTTATTTTTTTTTCAGTCATTTTTATCACAATACTTTCATATCTTTTAATGTATTTTCAGGAATTTTCAAAATGCTTTCAACCTGTTTTAAAACTTCTTTATTTTTCTTTTTTATGTGATGCCACATTAATTGGTGAGACATATGCAGTTTATCCGCAAGAGTAGTAATTCCTATATCCTGCTCAATACACTTAATTTTTATAAATTTCTCGATGTCTAACTCTTTCATTTGTCCTCCTGTTGCAATTTATAAATATATATATTTACTAATATAAATATAAGTTATCTATTTACTTTTGTCAATAGTTTTTTATTGCTTTTATTTACATTTGTAAATAAAAAGTGTAAAATCTCCTTATAGAAAGGGGGTTTATATGGAAGAAAAAATAAAAGAATTAGGACTTTATATTGATGAGTTAAGACAAAAGAGAAATTTAGGTTTTAATCAATTGGCTAAAAAAAGTGGAGTTAATGTAAAAACTTTAAATGAAATAATGTATGGAAAAGCAAGAAGAATAAATCCAACATACTTAATTCAATTAGCAAAAGCATTAAGAGTTCATTATAAAGAATTTTATTGGATTGTTGGATATTTACTTCCTGAAGATGATATTGTAAAAAATACTAATACTAGTAATTTTACTAATAATACACTTGGTGATAATAATATTATGGTTGGAGGTAATATTATAAATTCTAAGTTCAATAATGTAATTCATGAAGAAGTTGATGAAGATATATTAGACCTATCAATGCTTGATAAAGAAGATGCAGAAAGTATAAAAAAAATTTATAATTCTTTAATGAAGAAATAACAACTACACTAGGGGGATATAAAATGTTTAAAAATTTCTGTAAAAACGAAATTGGAAGCAATAATGTAATTGTTGGTGGAGACTATACAGTCTTTCAAAAGCATTTATCTAAAAATGATGTTTTTAATATTTTTAAAAATATGTGTAATTATTATTTTAATAAGAATTTTGAAAGTTATAAAATGAGATTACACAATTTCATTTTAGAGAATCTACCTTATTATGAATGGTCTCCTGAAGAAGAACAAGAATTTTTTATTATTCTAGGTCATACATCAACATTTTTAGAAGAACAAATAAATTATTATAAAGCTGCTATAGATCTGTTACCTGATTCTATCGAAAGTAAAAAACTTAAGTGGTTATATATAAGATGTAAAATCATTAATTTTTTTAGAGAATTTTTTCAAATAAAAAAATATTAAAAAAATGGAAGATAAATTATCTTCCATTTTTATTTTTATATGTAAAGTGCTAATAATCAAAATTATCACAAATTTTTTATTTTTATTTACAAAAGTAAAACTTGCTTTTTTTTAATAAGTATGATATTAATAAATTAATTTAGATATACATTGTAAATATTTATGAAAGTAAATTTTTTGAAGCAAGAGGTGATTTTTATGAACTTTAATCAATGCGATTATACTTACCTAATAAAAATAATCTCAAAAGAAAAAATTGTATATGATAACACTGAATATCAAAATGTTATTGAAAAATGTGTTTTTTCTAATAGAAAAACATTTAAACAAGGTTATAAAGAACTTTCTAAAAAATATAATGAAGAAAATTATTTAATTCTTACATATCAAAAAATAAGGAGGAGCTGGTATGAATGCCCAAAGCCAAGAATTCGGATAAAGAAATAGCTCATGATTATTGTAGTTGTGGAGAGTATTTATATTCTGTAACAGAAGAAAGAATTAGAGTAGCAAGAGGAAGAAGAGTTACAGTTTATCTAAAAAAGAGAGAGTTAGAAATAACTTGCCCACATTGCAATAAAGAAATCAAAGTGAAGTTTTAATGTATGGACTAGATAGGGCTTGTATCTATATTGATGTCCAAACCGATATTTTGTATGTAAGGGAAAGAGTTAAAATAATATTTCCTCATAGTTTTTCAGAAAGTCTTTCTAATCATACAAATAATTATAAGATTGATAAAAAAAATATAAACTATATAAAATTAGAAGAAAAAAGAATAAAAAAACTAACAACAATAAAAATAGATTTTTCTTATCCTAGATTTTTTGATGATGATAATATTTATCCATTATCAAACGAAACAAAAAAAATCATAGTAGAGAATAATCTAGTAAAATTAATAAATAGTTTAATAGACTATGAAATTACAGCTGAAGCTGTAAGATATGAATATTTAGAATTTACTACTCAAGAAGTAGTTGGAAACTTTTATAAATTTCATAATATTGTGAGTTATTTCTTTAAAGCACTCACAAGAAAATATGATGATTTAGATAAAGTTCAATATTATAACTTTAATCAAAACGAAAATAAATTTTATACAACAGGATTTAGTTTTCAGCCAATGTCAGGCTGGAAGATAAAACTTTATTCTAAAGGACATGAAAACAATAAGAAAAATGCAAGGAAAGTTAAGGGAGCAATCCTGAGACTTGAACACAGATTAACTAAGAAAATTATAAAAAATTATTTTGAATTTAACTCAATAAAATACATAACAATAGAAAATATTAAAGATTGTATACAAAACACAATATCTCAAACTTTAGGACAAATACTGATAGATGAAGTAGAAAAATCAGTAGAAGTTTTAAAAGAAAAGTTTTTAAATTTCAGATGTCAAGATCTAGATTCTCTTATTAGAGATAATTTAGAATGGATATTTGATTATAAAATACTTGATGATATTGTTACTAGTAGTAGCACAAAATGCTACAGGCAGATTGTTTTTTATAGAAGTAAAATAAAAGACATTCTAAATCATTCACAGCAAAGAGCATCTCCACAAAGAGATTTTTTTTCTAACATAGAGAGGCTCGAACTATTCTTCGCGAATCTAATACTTTTCAATTGCAAAGTCAAATGTGATACTAAAAATCATTTGGCATTTTTTTGCAAAAAGTAGGAAGAAAAAACTTCCTATTTTCACACTTTCAAAAAATTTTTTCCCTTTATTATCAATACTTTTTTATAGTTTTCTCGCGTGATAATTATGTGATGCACTTTAATCCTAAAACTGAAAATATAATTATTTATTTTTATAATGCAAAAAAATAAAACAATTTAGAACAGGGAGGAGTATGGAAATAACTAAAATCAATTTAGATATTTTAAAAGAAAATCCTAGAACGTGGGAGGACATAAAAGATGAGTTAATCAGTGAGGTATAGAGATGAGTAAAACAGATAATTTTAAAGAAGAACAATTAGTAGTTTTGGAATTATATATAAAACTTGAAATTACTAAGTTTAGTACAAAGAAAAAAGATTTATATGATGAAATACAAAGAAAAACAAAATATAACAAGAATACTATTATCTCTTGGATTAATAGATATCTTGTTAAGTATAAAGAAATCAGAGCTGAAATAGATGAAAAACAAAATGCAAAGATATGCAATTTTGAGGGCTTGACAGAAAAACAAACTAAATATGTTATATACCGAATGTCTGGAATTGGAAAAGAAGAGGCAAAGGTTAAAGCTGGATATAGTGAAAAGACTAAGACAGCTAACATAGAAAGAAGCCCAAAGATTGCTAAAACAATGTTGGAATTAAGAGAGGCCCTATTTCAAGATACAGAACTAGGGGCATTTAGTATAGCATCAAAATTAGGAAAAGTAATAAATATGGCAATGGAAGGAGCGGAAGTAGTTGAGTATGTTGATGAGAGTGGCCCAGATGGACATACTATCAATAAGAGAGTACGAAAAGACAAGCCACTCATTGCAGCAGTAGGAGCAGCAAGAGAGATTAACTTAATGCTTGGTTATAGAGTAGTTGATGAAGCTAAGTTAAGAGCAACAATAAACAGTGAAAATGAAACAGCTGTGAGTGATGAGGACTTCAAGTAATCAAAAAGGTACTGTGACAGATTTTTTTTATTAGAGGGTGCGGCTGGAGGCTCGGAACTTTTCAAATACGAAATTTTTCAATTTCCTTCCCAGTTCCAAAATTTATATATACGCATGGGAGAAAATATGATACTTGCAAATGAAAAACAATTATCAAAAATTCTTAATATTTCTGACAGAAGAGTTAGAGAATTATTTAAGGATTATAAATCAGAAAATGGAAGTTATCCTCTTATTAAATGTGTAACTGAATTTATAAATCAAACCAGGAGTGGAGATATAAACCTAGTAACACAAAAAACTCTTGCTGAAATATTAGGACTTAGTGAAAAGACAGTTAAAGAACTTGCAAATCGTGGAGTATTAGAAAAAAATTCTAATGGTCAATTTGACTTGAAGGATAATTTGAAAAGATATTTAACAGTTACAGATGAAAGAAATAAGAAAAAGGCTATTGAAAGAGAGTATCAGCAATATAAACTTGAAATTTTACAGGACAAATATCACTTAGATGAAGATGTTAAATATGTTTTAACTGATATTTTAATTAAATTCAAAGCTAAATTACAAGCAACTGCTGTAAAAATTGACAATGAAGTTAATGATATATCAGAAGCTGATAGATTAGATTACTTAAAAAGTATATTAATAAATTGTTTGGAAGAGTTAGCAAACTATGAACCTCCAAGCAACAGGAGAAAAACAAAAGATGTATAAGAGAACCAGGGAATTAATAAAAGAGTGTTTAAGAATATTGAGACAACCACCACTTGTAAGTATTATGGAGTGGGCAAATCAATATAGAGTTTTAGATACAACATCAGCAAAAGAAGTTGGTAAATTCAATGTTGAAAGAACACCATATATGATAGAAATATATGAAAAAATAACAAAAGGAGAAACTAAGCAAGTTACATTGATGATGGCAGCACAATTAGCAAAGAGTGAGTTAATCATCAATACAATTTTAAGATATGCTCATTTAGATCCTTGTCCAATGTTAATAGTTCAACCAACTGATGAAATGGCTAGAAGTTTCTCAAAGGAGAGAATACAACCAGCTATAAATAATTCTATATTACACACAATTATTAAAGAACCTAGTAAAAAAGATTCTGGAAATACTGTTACACATAAAATGTTTCCAGGAGGATATATAGCTTTTGTTGGAGCTAATTCTCCTTCAAAGTTAGCAGCAAGACCTATCAGAAACATATTTCTTGATGAAGTTGACAGATATCCAAAGAGTTCAGGAAATGAAGGAAGTCCTATTTCACTTGCTAAAAAAAGAACTTCTACATTTGATGATATTACAAAACACATTATTACAGGAACTCCAACAGTAAAGGGTTCATCTGAAATAGAAGATGAATATAATAATTCAAGCCAAGCTGAATGGTATATTCCTTGTCCTAACTGTAAGAAAGAACAGACTTTTAAATGGGGTAACATAAAATTTGAACCTGATGGAAGTAATGTAAGAATGGTTTGTCCTCATTGCGGTAAAGCATTCACTGAAAAAGAGTGGAAAAAAGGTAATGAAAAAACTGGAAGATGGATACATAAATATCCTGAAAGAACAAAAAACCTAGGTTACCACCTGAATGGTCTAGCTAGTCCGTTTAGGAATTGGGAATCTATTGTTCAAGAATGGCTAGAAATTAAAGGAGATGTCGAAAAACTAAAAGCATTTATAAATACAGTTTTAGCTGAAACCTTTGAACAAGAATATACAGGAAGATTAGATCCTAAGAAACTTATCAAGAGAACTAGGGAAAAATATAGTTATATTCCTGATAAAGCTTTAATTTTAACAGCAGGAGTAGACATTCAGGATAAGTGGATAGCTATTGATATTAATGCTTGGGGTCTTGGATATGAAAGCTGGGGAATGGAATACATAATTTTACATGGAGATTTAAACCAGCAAGAAATTTGGGATAGACTTGATAAAGTTTTGGATAAAGAATATTTTTATCAAAATGGAGATAAATTAAAAATTTATTCTGCTTGTATTGATACAGGAGGACACCATACACAAAAGGTTTATGATTTTGTAAGTCCTAGGCAGTACAGAAGGATAATTGGAATAAAAGGTCTTGGTGGAGAAAATGTCCCAATTAATAATGGATTTAGAAAAACAAAAAACAAGGAAATAGACCTATTATCAATTGGTTCAAATGCTCTTAAAGATATAGTTTCTGGAAGATTAGATGCAAGAATCAATGAAGAGGGATACTGCCATTTCAATGGAGAATATGGCAAAGGATATGATTTAGAATATTTCAAATCTTTAACTGCTGAAATAAAAGTTCAGGAAAATCGGAAAGTAGTTTGGAAGAAAATCCAAACAAGAAATGAAGGTTTTGACTGTAAGTGCTATGCAACAGTTCCATTCTACGTATTTAGAATAGAACCTGAAAATTTAGTAAATCTTAGTAGAGCAGATTTATTAGAATTATCAATTAAAGGATTCTTAGAACAAAAGAAAAAAGAAATAAACATCGATAAAAAAGGAGTTGAAGTATGAGAAATGTAGCTAGTTTTGAAAGTAAACTATTAGAAATAGAAGAAGCTGAAGAAGATCTTATTTTATATGGTTATACTTGGGTAGCTGGAGTTAAATTTTTAAAATCAAATCCAGATGACATGAAAAAATTAGAAGAATTAAAAGAGCATTATCAGAAAAAAGTAAATGAAATTCTTGATACAAAAATAACAGCTCAGGAATGTGAAAGGTATATAAGACTTTATTTAGAAGCAGAGGAAGCAGTTCTAAAAGGTCAAGAATATACAATAGATGGACAGAATTTAAAAAGAGCTGATTTGGAACAAATAAGAAAAGGTCGGATTTGGTGGGAAAATAAAAAAGCTCAA